ACCTACAAGGACAATCAATACCTTTCCCCCGAACAGGTCGCGGAGATTGAGAGCAACAAAGGTGACGAGAATTGGTGGCGCGTCTACGGCGAGGGCAAAGTGGGCCAGTTGGAAGGGCTCGTGTTCCCAGACTTCGACCTCGTGGACGACCTCCCCGACGAAAGAGGTGGTATGCGCGAAGTCTACGGGATGGACTTTGGCTTTACCAATGACCCGTCTACGCTGCAACACTTGCTGATAGATACGGGCCAGAAGGAAATCTGGATAGACGAGATTTTCTACGCTACGGGGATGCTCAACTCCGCGATGGCGGCGCAAATGGAAAACGCGAATGTGCCGAAACGCTCCACGCTAATCTTCGCGGACTGCGCAGAGCCGAAAACGATTGCAGAACTATCTGGATACGGATACAACATACGCCCCTGTTACAAGGCGACAAGGAAGGCGGAGCAGTTGCAGATAATGAAGGGCTACCGCTTGAAGTTTACGAAGCGCAGCCTCAATGCAATACGCGAAGCGCGAAACTACTGCTGGATGCAGGATAAAGACGGGAGGTGGCTCAACGAGCCGCAGGAGTTCGGCGACCACGCGATGGACGCGATACGCTACGGGGCTATAACTTTCTTGACGCAGTATGCAGGAGCAGGACAATACAATTTAAGTTTCTTATGATTACATCCTACGAACAGATGCCAGTTGGCATCTATTGCAAGATTATGGCCGCTCTCAATGACGAGGCGACAAACGAAAATGACAAGATGCTGGCCCTTGTGTCCGCGCTTACGGGGAAGTCGGTGGACGACCTCCTCGACGAGCCCATAGAGGAATGGCGCGAACAGAACGCGGCTTCGTCTTTCGTTACCGAATACCCCACCCCGCACATTGTACGGGACGCTTATGTGTTACGAGGCGTGCGCTACCTCCCGACCTTAAAGGAGGGCAAGATGACCGCAGGCCAATTCATTGACTTCAACGAATACGCGAAGCGCGAGCGCGGGGAAGAACTCTGGGCGGAAATCCTTTCCGTCATCCTTGTGCCAGAAGGCAAGACCTACAACAAGGGCTATGATATTGAGGAAGTCCAGGCCGCTATCCGCGACGAACTCTGCATCCTCGATGCAATCGCTTTGCGTGCTTTTTTTTTGACATCGTGCGGTCTATCTGCAAAGGATACCCTGCCCTCTTTGGAGAAGGCCCTGCGGAAGATGAAAGTACCGACCACGAGCAGGAGGAAGATAACGGGAGCGATACGCCTGCGGACAATGGATTTAATGGCAAATGGGGCTGGGTGGCGAACATTGACGCGGTGGCTGAAATTGCGGGAGGCGGCTGGGATGCTGCAACAGCCCGACCAATCCGCGAGTTCTTGAACATCCTCTGCTATCGAAATGACAAGTTCGCTGAAATAGAACGCCAGCGAAAGGAATACCTGCGGAAACACTAACGGCTTATGGAGCAACTTATTTCTTTTGAACACACGGAACGCGCCCTGCACGAATACGGGGAGCGCGTAGCGGCTGCGTACCGCGAGAAGATGCGCGGGCACCAACATTTCACGCTATCGCCCGAAACGCTTATCAATCGCGTAAAGGTAATAGTGGAGAAGGACGGCACGAGCATATCTGTCGCCCTTCTCCTTGCGGATTATTGGAAATATGTCGAATGGGGTACTCGCCCACACTGGCCGCCGAAGGGTGCACTCCTTCCGTGGATTGAGGCGAAACCCATACTCCCCCATCCCGACGACAAGGGCCGTATACCAACTCCCCAGCAACTCGACTATTTGCTCCGTCGCAAGATTTCGCAGGAAGGGACGGAAGGAACGCACGACCTCGCCGAAAGCGTGGAGGAGATAAATGCCCGCTATCTGGATTACATCGCCGACGCGGTGGCGCAGGATATAGATGCGTTTACTACTGCACAAGTTCAACTCCTTTTCAAAGCGTAACGGAAAGCCCTGCGGACGCACGCGGGGCTATTTGATATTTAGGGGTGAAAGTTACTGAACAAGTCTGAACAAGTCTGAACAAGTCTGAACAAGTTAAAAAGATTATGAGTTTAGCCGCATCTATCTGGCCTATCTGGAAGCGGGCCGAAGTTAACATAAAGGATTACATAACCACCTACGAGACCTCTTTCCAGTTCCGTGTGCGGGCTTGCAATAGCGAGGCTGACGCAACAGACCCCACAAAAGGAACGATTATCTACGAAGGAGTAGCGAGCGCAGCCCCTAACTCCAACGCGGTTATTGTGTCAATTAACGACATCGCTGCAGACTATCTCGGCGATGATATGGGAGGATGGTTTGCGCTGGATGCGTGGAACGAGCCAGACGGCAACTCCTGGGACAGCATTGGGTACTGGTTTTTTGTACGGGACTATTCTTTCGACTATGACTTCAACGCGGCAACAATGCCATTCCCGCATCCCGTTACGGGTATCTTTGCCCCAAATCAGTGGGCTGTCTTTTCGGGCATCGACTTTACGGGCGAGGACGAGGCGACTGTTACCATAGAACTGAAAGACGGCACGGAAGTTATACTCAACCCGCCTCTTTTGTCTGGATGGCCCTTCGGCGATGCCTTCGCGGACGACTTCGACGACGCGGGAGAGTATCACGGAATGGCAGGCTTTTTTGCGGTAAACCTCTCTGCCCTCACAAATCCCATTTCCATAGAGGCGTACTGCGGCGGCATTTCCACTCCAGTCTACGCAATACGGGAAGATACCTGTAAGCGTTATGCACTCTACTACCGCAACGCCTATGGCGGCTACGACAGCCTGCTTATGGACGGAGCAAAGCGGGCGGAGAACTATGCACGCTCTACCATAGGACGCTGGGCAAATAACTCCGTCAAGGGTTTTCGTGAAATACACGACTACCGCAACGAAATTGAGGAGGTCTGGACGCTACGCATTAACTCGCTTACCGACGAACAGGCGGAGCGTATGCCGCAGGTAACGGGAAGCGTAGACGCTTACCTCTGCGACCTCTCCACGGGCGACCTCGTGCCGCTCAATCTTCAAGATGCGGCCTGCGAAATCAAGACATATCGCAATCAGGGCGGCAAACGCATCAACTATACAATAACGGTAAAAAGAGCGCAAAAGCGCGAAAGGCGATAATGGGCCATTTTGGGGCGTTCTGGCGCGTTTGTAGGGCGCGGGTAATATCTTTTATTGTCCGCCTGTTTAGAGGACGCCAGAATAAAAATTCGGGAAAATTAACTATGTCAAAAGTACGGCTTTATATCAGCGGCAGCGAAGTGGACTTTGGGGATGGCGAAAGCCTTCTCCTGTTCACTTACACGGCAGGCGAACTTGACGCGCCCGCAGTGGTGCAGAACTCCTACTCAAAAGAAATAACGCTACCACCTACGCAGCGCAACGCGCGGCTATTCGGCGCACTTTGGCGCGTTGACAAGATGGTAGGGAGCACCGACACCTTTGACGCCCTGACCCGCGAGCCATTCGAGATACGCAACAACGCAGGCGAACTGCTGGAAAGCGGCTATGTCAAACTATCGTCTGCAAGCGCAAGCGATGGCTTCAAAGTCGTTCTCTATGGCGGACTGGGCGCGTTCCTGTACGGGTTAATGTTCAACTCCGACGGCAGCAAGAAAAGCCTCGCCGACCTTACTTGGGGGGATACTCTGGACGCGGGCCTCTCCTTCAACATAACGAAGGCCATAGTCGCAGCCGCGTGGGATAGACTGGAGAACACTACCGACCCGATGCCGCTTGCCAGCCCGTACGATATAATCAACTTCGCGCCTATGCAGAACGGCATCCCCAGCGACTTCGATGCGAATAAGGGCCTTGTCCCAGTCGGCGGAGCGCACGGCTGCCCCGCAGTTACGGGGGAGAACGGCATAACCATAGACGGCACGAGTTACGCGCTCGTTACCTTTGGAAAGGATTTCAACGAGTGGGAAGTGCGCGATCTCCGCAGTTACCTGCAACGCCCCGTCTTTCGCATCAAGGCCCTGCTCTCTGCGCTGGAAAATCCGAATAACAACGGCGGGTATGAGTTCGACTGGAGCGCGGTGCAAAACCTTCTCGACCTTCGCGCTTGGATGACGCTGCCGCTATTGCATACGGAGGAAATAACGGAGGGAAACACGCCTCTCACGATTAGTTGGGGCACCAACCCCATAACCTCCAATCAGATGAAGAATAGTGTTTCTGTGGTTATCAACACCGCCGAAACGCTCCCCGCAGTGGGCAAACTGACAATATCTGTGGTGTTGAAACTTCGTATATCGCACGCAAGCACAGCGTATGCTACAAGCCTTTGGAATGGAAATTTTGGGCTTTGTATCTTCGCCCGTCTTATTGGCTATGATTCTGGCAATAATCCCATAGTCTACGGCCCGATGCGCGAACTCGCCTACGCTGATAATCGGCAGACGCGGGCGGCGGGGCGTTTCCTCGGAGGGTATACAGGAACCACCGAAGAAGGGTACTGGGAGAATAGTATATTCGGCCCATTTCGCAAGGAGGAGGTCGAATTGCAGGTGCAGTCTGGAAACCTTACAAAGCCCAGCGCGGGGATCAGCGTAACCGATTCGATGGGGCTTTCCCTGTCGGGATATAACATAGACCATTTCAAAGTCGTTATCGGTGCGGTTACTGGAGAGCAAGAAGTCGGTCACATTGACTGGAGCGTAGGGACGCTGGGAGTTCCCTTTGGCACGGCGACCATGGGCGCGGCGACCATTTCACAGGCAACGCTACTTGCGGAGTATGGAAACGCTCTCACGGAAAACTCTACGAGGGTACGGACGGGCGCATATATAAGCAAGAAGGCCCTTCTGGGAGGCACTACAAGTCCCGCAGACCTCCTGCTCTCCCTCGTTAAGACTTTCGGCTTTGTCCTCGCGTATGACGGCCTAAATAAGCGTATCCGATTACTGAACAGGGGCGACTTCTATGCTGGGCAGGAAGTGAACTTGCAGGAAAGGATAGACCGCAGCAGGCCGTATATCGTAGAGCCGAATGGAATTAGCGAAAAATGGCTGGAGTTCGCGCTGCATCCCGCACTTGGGGCTTTTGCTCAATACTATCGCCAGAGGTACGGCATCGAATACGGAGCGAAGCGTGTAAATACGGGCAGCCCGTTCAATGTCGATACGCTCAAAGTTCTGGATGGGGTGCAGTTCGTCGAAGCGGTAACGGGCCTTGCATACTCCCGCTATTTCTACCTTGTAGAAGATGCGAGTGTGGGCAGCGGCATCCTTCCGTCGCCGTACTTGGATAACGACTGCAAATATACCCTCTGGAAGAATCCGTCTGGAGAAGCGAGCGAGCACGACATAAAAGCACTGACTAACGCGGTAACGCTTACGACCATAAACGACACCGGCATATCTAACCCTAACGGATATGATACTGACTGGCGCGTGCTTCTCGCAAATGCAGACGGAGGAAGCGATGGGGACGGAGCGGGTATGCTTTTGTTTAAGGACGCGATGCTCCACGAATATACTCACCTCACGGACGATGCGGCGGGAATGCTCAACAAGAATAACGGCAATCCTTGCTGGATACCCTGCCTCACGGATACGGCAGACCTTGTCGTCCCGTCTTTCATATCCGCCAATTTCACGCACAACTGGGGCGATGTGGAAAGGTCGCTGAATATAGCCGCTCCGCAGGAACTTGCAGGACGCGACTATTATTTCCGCGAAGGGCGTGCCGTCTATGACAGGCGGTGGCGTGAATATATCGCAGACCGCTATGACGAGAACGCTCACCGCGTTACTTGCTATGTGGACTGGAGCGGTATCCCCGTGGGACAGGCCCTCCTCGGAAAATTCTTCTGGTTTGACGGGAGTTGGTGGGTACTCGACAAAATCGAGGACTACTGCTGGGACAATCCACAACCCTGCAAGTGCACCTTCGTACGGGTATTGAATAAATCGGCTTACACTAACGGACAATCATAACGGCTATGGCAGACGAGATTAAGAAGATAATTACTATTGACGCAAGCCAGGGAGCGCGTACTCTCCGCGAATTTCAGGAACGATCCGACAAGGCTCGTGTCGCCCTCCTCGGACTGGATAGCGCCACCGAAGAATACCAGCGCAAACTCGTTCTGGCGAAGGCGGCGCAGGCGGACTATAACAGGGAAATGCGTATGTCCGTCAAGGAAGCGGGCGCAGCCAAAGGAAGTTATAATGACCTGCTCAACCAACTGAATAGGCTGAAAGAGCAGTGGAAGGCAACGGGCGACGCGGCGGAACGGGCGCGTATAGGTAAGAAGGTGAACGAAGTTAAGTCGCAACTGAACGACCTCGACCACTCCATTGGCAACTGGCAGCGTAATGTCGGCAACTACTGGGGCAGTATCCGCAACGGAATAACCCGCGTTGTGGCCGCAATCGTTGCCTTGCGAGGAGCGTGGAATATCTTCAAGGGAGCGATGGAGGAAACGCAGTCTACCGCCGATGCACTGCATAATACACTAAATGCGGTAAAGGATAGTTATAGCGCACTTATGGCCGCAGTTGTTTCGGGCGATTGGAGCGCGTTTTCAGGCGGTTTTTGGGCGGTCTACGATGCAGCAGTAGCGGCACGGGATGCTATCGACCAACTCCAGAACACGCAACTCGCCTACGACTACCTCACGCAGACCAATCAGACGGCATTCAATAAGCAATTCAATATCTGGCGCGACAAGAATTCCACCGAAGAACAGAAAGCGGCGGCGGAGGCCCAGATGCGGGAGATAATAGATGCGCAGTACAAGTACGCCGCTGGTTATAATAAAACGGCTCTCGACGCTTACCGCAAGCAGGTAGTGAAGGAGGCGGGGGAAGCCAATATAACGATGGCCCGCGTTACTATTGAGCAATTCCGCAAGGCTATGCTCATAGATGTAAGCGCAGACCCAGCGAAAGCACGCGCGGAGATTGATCGCCAGTATGACGAATACCTGCGCAAGATGAAGGAGTATGGAGGGAATAACATAACGGCGCAGGAAAACCTCAAAAAACAGTACGCGGATGTTATCGCTATCCACGCGATGCTCCAACTGATGAAGGATGACGAGTTGCAGGGCCTTGCGCAAATACTTACGGGTATGGAGCGGGCGACGCAGGCGGCCCAGCAAATGGAGCGCAGAATGCTCCGCGTCGAGGGCGGCGGCAACACCAGCGGCAGCAACACCAAGAGTAACACGAACGAGCCGAAGGCCGTCAATTATGCACTGGCCATTTCGGAGGACACCGAATACTTTGACATTGAAGTCGAAGCGACGCAGGATGCGGAGAGAGAACTGGAGCGTATCCACAATGAAGCGGAGGCCTTCCGTAAGAAGCAGCAGGAACAGGAACTGGCCGACCTTATAGAGTTTGGTGACGCTTACATTCGCACGGAGGAGTACAGGGCGAAGCGCAAGAAAGAACTCCTTATGGCCGACATCAAAAATCGCGAGTATGTCTTGCAGGAGGAGAAGGACATCGAGCGCAAGCGTATCCAGACTATCCAAAAGTCCGCAACCGCGATTGGCGCCATAATTGGTAGCGTGGCTTCCGCCTATCAAGCCTACCTTACCCAGCGCGTGGAAGGGGGGAAAATGAGCGAGGAGCAAGCCGAGCAGGAGTTTGAGAATGTAAAGGCCATTCAATATGCGCAGACTTGGATAAACGCACTTGCGGGCGCGGTATCCATCTGGGCGGGCGAGGGAACGAACTTCTCAAAGGCCGTACAGAGCGCGAGCGTTCTGGCACAGGGTATTGCCGCGACAATGCAGATAGCAAACACTACGCTGGGGAGCGTATCTTCCGCAAGCAAAGCCGTAACGAGCGCAGCCGTGGCCGCTCCAGTCGTAGTTAATATGATGCCGCAGGTACAGGCCCTTACCAGCGCGTCGCAGGAAGAAACGCTAAATGCCCGCCAAAAGGCGCAGCGCGTCTATGTCGTCTACTCGGATATAGCACAGGCGGGCAAGAAGGTGGATGTAACGCAAGGCGAGAGCCGCTTTTAAGCGAAAAAAGGCGGGCTTTTGTCTGCGGAGGGAGGGCGTAAGTCCTCCCTTTTCCGTATGCAACAGAGAAAAAGTTGCACTTTTTTTGATAAAATTGCAGAATTATTTGCAGGATTGAAATGCTTGTATTATATTTGCAATCGAAATCAAAACACAACGCAAGATGAAACACACGAGCAAGTCAATCAATTTCAATTTCAAGATTAAGGTATATGGGCAGGGCCTCAATACGCTGGTAGGCGTTTCGGGCCTTCGCTCGATAGTTGGGGACGACGCACTCTGCGACAGGCTTCTTGATCGCGCCTTCGCTTCCCTCGACGATGTTTGCGTTTGCAAACTCCGCAGGGGCATCAAAATTTCTTTCTATAACAACTAAACACTACGCAAGATGAAAGCAACGCAAGAAACAATCCGCGCCTACGAGTACGCTTTCGAGCGCAAGGCTATCAAATGGAGCGCACCATCTTTGAAGATGCGCGAGGGAGTTCCGCAGGGGGTCTGCATCGTGAACTTCGTATCGGCTGATGACAGGCACCCGTTCCACACCACGCCCATTTACGGCGACCAGTTGGACAGGGCCTTCTGGAACGGCAACACGCTCTGCTTTAACGACACCTCCCGCGAAGTAGAATTTGAATTTTTGGACGACTAAATGCACGCTATTATGACCGCCTACCCCGAAATGCCATACCGCGAAGATTTCAACTCCGACGAAGAATATGAAGACGCACTGAACGAATACGAATACTATGAAGAATTAGCCGAAAACTACAACAGAGAGCAGTATTTGCGTGCAAACTTCCCCGCATACAGACGCTAACTGGTTTCGCCGTCCCAGTTCTTAAAAACGGCAACCCGCAGTCTTGCGGTTTTGATTTCATCTACTTTATCATCAAAGGAGGAGGCCGCAGGGATGCGCCCTCCTTCTTCTTTATTTTCCCCAGAAACCGCGCCTGCTGCGCCTCCCCGTAAAAGATATAGAATTTATCGCCTTTGCGCTATAACGCGCCCAGAACGCACGAAAATAGCCCATTCGGACGGAAAAGGGTCTTTTGATATTTCGGGGAAAAGTGCGATAATGGCAACAACTACCATAAACGGCATACCCGTCTACCGCGCTACGCTCTCCAGCGGAAAGTGCGGTATGAAGAAAATCAGTCTTGTAGATGCTCCCGCAGTAGAGGCGGACTTCCTCGCATTTGCGAAGGAGGTCGCTATGCGTTATGAAATACAAGACGAAGATCGCCACCTCGTGCGCGGTGTCATAATGCGTGCGGACTTTCCTATTTACAGGTACTCAAAGGAAACGGGCGAATACTACATAATGTATTCCCCCGAAACCATCCGAGAAATGGCGGAGAAGTACCTTGTCGAAGGCCGCCAGAACGATGTCAACCTACAACACGAGAGCGGCAGCGATGTGGACGGAGTTCATCTCGTTCAGTTCTTCATCAAGGACACCGCCGCAGGCGTTTCCCCCGCTGGCTTTGAGGACATCGAGGACGGCAGCCTATTCGGGGAGTTCCATATCGAAAACGAAGATGTCTGGAAAGGCGTCAAGGATGGCACATATAAGGGCTTCTCCCTCGAAGGTATCTTCGGGGTGGAGGCCGTCCACGAAGTCATCAGTACCGAAAAAATGGCAATCAATCAGCAGAAAACAATTATGGCAAAAGTAATGGACATCGTGCGCAGTTGCATCGCCACTGCGCTTGAAAAGGTCGAAGGCAGCGAGGAGTTCAAGGCCCTCGTGCCAGAGGAAGCAACCGCAGCAACCGCAGCACCCGCAGCAGAAGGAAAGCCCGCAGACAAGGGCGAGCAGTCTTTCGGCAGCGTATCCACCGACAAGGGTATCCTTCACTGGGACGGGGACGCGGCACTCAAAGTGGGCGACGCGGTGCGAATGGTCGCTGAAAATGGCGAGCAGTTCGAAGCCGCCGATGGCACTTACACCACCGAGAGCCACACCATCGAAGTCGCTGGCGGAGCAGTCAAATCCATCGAGGAAATCAGCGTCAATGCGGCTGCCGAAGGTAAAGCCTCCGAAGGCGCAGAGCCTGCCGCTCCCGCAGAGGGCGACCAGAAGAACGCCGCGCAGGAAGTGCTCCAGCGTATGGCGCAGTCCTTCAGCGACAAGATGCGGGCTATCTATGCCGCGCTGCGAAGCGCAGGAATGGATGCCTACATAGTCGAAGCGGGCGACACCTTCGCGGTTGTCGAAATCTACGACGGCGAAAATTGGAAATACTTCCGCTATGCTCTCACCTTCAACGAGGACGGCAGCGTCACTCTGGGCGAGCGCGTCGAGGTGTTCCCCGCCTTCGCCACCGCAGAGGAGAAGGCCGAAATCGAGAGCAAGTATACTGCTCAGGCGCAGGAACTGGCCGAAGTCAAGGCCGCTCTCGCAGCCGCGAAGAAAGAGCCTGCCTCCAAGCCCGCTCACGAGCGTTTCAAGACGCTTGACGGAAGGGTGCACAAGACCGCCAACGAGCAGATGAACGCAGTCGCGGGCGTGCTCGACGCAAAGTAGGAAGAAAGCGTGGGGCGCGTATTCGGACGCGCCTCTTGCTTTTGATATTTCAGTGCAGCAAACTCACAAAACTAACGCTATATGGCAAACGAAAACTTTCTCGTAGGTACCCTGCCCGACTATGTCGAGCAGAGGCGCGGCGTTCTTGTAAAGGATGTCGTATTCGGCACTCCCACAGTTAGCAGGATAGTCCCGCAGACTGGCATCAAGACCACCGCAACGATAAACTACCTCTCTGCAGACCCTGTCCTTCAGGACGGCCACGGCTGCGGCTTCAACGCGGAGAACAGCACCGATCTCACCCAGCGCGAAATCGAAACCGCGCTCATCAAGGTAAACGAGGACTACTGCCCCGACACCCTTCTGGGTAAGTGGCCCGAATACCTCGTGCGCATCCCCGAAACGCAGCGCGAGGACTTCCCCTTCGAGGAGTATGTCCTGCGCGTGCTCTCCAACGCCATCAAGAACAAAATCGAGAAGATGGTCTGGCAGGGTGACAAGACCAGCCTTTCCACTGACCTCAAGTGGATCAACGGCTTCATCACCCTCGCGCTCGCCGACGCATCCGTAATCGGTGTCCCCATCGCCGCTGGAACTTCCGCATGGAACGCCATCAAGGCCGTCATCCTCGGTCTTAACGACGACATCCTTCGCAGGGGCGATGTTCTCGTGTTCGTAGCACCAGAACTCTATCTCGCCTTCATCCTCGAAATGGTGGAGAAAAACCTTTTCCACTACTCTGGCCCGCAGAACACCTATCCCGAAGAGGTAGTGTTCCCTGGCACAAACATTCGCGTTGTCAACACTGCTGGCCTCGCAGGCACCAACTACATTCTCGCCTCCAACCGCGACAATCTGTACTACGGCACGGATGTCGAAAACGCAGACGAAATGTTCAAGGTGCACTACGACAATGTCGCCAATGTCTTCAAGGTGGCCGTACGCTGGAACATGGGCGTACAGTTCGCCTTCCCGAATAGGGTCGTGCTCGGCACTATCGCAACGCAGTAGCATAACGCATCTTTTCCGTAGTCTGGGGAGGGCAGCCTAAAACTCCCTCCCCATTTTTCTAACGACAAAAACAATTCGCAATATGTCTTGTTCTCAAACACTCGCCGGTCTGGTAAGGGACTGCGCAGCCAATGTCGGCGGCCTTAAAGCCGTTTACATCGTCAACAGGGACGATGTGGAGAGCGTAACTCTCACCGCCGATGTCATCAGTGCTATCACTATGGCGGCTAACAAGAAGTTCAAGGGCTACTACTTCAAACGCGGGCAGGCATCAATGACCTCCACCCCCGCCTTCAACGACGCGGGCGACTACGCGGGCGAGGATACTGTCCTTTCGCTGAACTTCCTGCGGCAGGACGCTACCAAGAGGCTCGAAATGGCCGCTCTCTCCGTAGGAGAACTGGCCGCCATCGTCCTCGACAACAACGGCAACTACTGGTATCTGGGCTATGACAATCCTGTGCTCCGCACGGGTGGCGAAGCCCCGACTGGCGCAGCGGCAACCGATACCAACGCCTATGGCCTCGAACTGACCGACAGGGCAAATCAGTTGCCGTACTCCGTCAGCGCGGAGGCGGTAGCAGCCGTTATCGACTAAACCGAAAGACATTCTTTTTCTATTCTGGGTTTCTTCTCCGTAAGGGGGCGCAGTGATGCGCTCCCTTATTGGTTACGGACGGAAACGGCGGGAATGATATTTAGGTGCAGATATGCTCTACTTGAAACGCACAACGGATTTGCAGCCTTTCTACCTGCATACGACGGGCCTCGAAACGAAGGTCTGGACGGGCGCATCATTCCGTCTTTATAGCACCATCAGCGGGGAGCGCATCGCCGCCGTTGAAGCGCGTGTAAGTTCGGGCGCGGAGTATGTAGAGGCGCGTGTCGCGCTTCCAGTAATACCGCAGGGCGAATACCGATACGAACTACTGCAAGAGGGCAGCATCGTGGCAAGCGGACTGGCTATGATAGGCGACCCGCAGGCCATAGCAAAACCAGCCTCCGCTGGCGAGGGAATAGAGCAAATAGTAATCAAGCAATATGGCGAATAATAGCACAATAGATCCGCAGCGCGTGTCTTTTCTGGCTATCAGCCCATACAAGGAACGCCTCATAGAACGGCCTACCGAAAAGGTACAGGCGGGGCGCGACTGGGTGCGCTGGGGCGACAAAAACACCTATCCTCTCTATCTCGAAGGATTGAGCGCAGACTGCACCACGCTCCGTACTATCCAACTGGGCCTCGTGGACTATGTCGTAGGCAACGGCGTACAGATTGAAGGCGGTGCGCTTGACGCGAAAAGTATCGACGGGCGGCATCTTACACCCGCCGAACTGGTCGAGGTTACGGCAAAGGACGCGGCACGCCTCGGCGGTTTTGCGTGGGAATTGATACCCAATGCAAACGGAGAACTCGCGGCCATAGTGCCAATGAAATTCAAGTACATAAGGCTCAACAAGGAGGGCGATGTAGTCTACTACTCCGAAAAGTGGCAGAAAGCATCCCCAGAAATCCTTGTATTTGAACGCTGGTCTGGAGAGTTTCCATACGACACAAAGGAGGACAAATACAAGTCCGCAGTTCTCTATGTCAAATGCTGGGGCGATGCTATCTACCCAGAGCCTTTGTACGCCAGCGCGGTAAAAGCCTGCGAAACGGAGCGCGGCATAGACGAGTTTCATCTGGGAAATATCGAGCGGGGCTTTATGGGCAGTTATATTATCAACTTCTGCAACGGAGCACCCCCGACGGATGAAATCAAACGCCAGATTGAGCGCGATGTTAACCAGAAATTTGCTGGAGCGACCAACGCGGGCCGCATCCTTATCAATTTTGCGGACAATAAAGACCATCTGGCTGTCTTGCAGAAGTTAGAGGTTTCGGATTATGGCAACAAGTATGAGACGCTGTCGGAACATATCCGCCAGCAGTTATTTACCTGCTTTCGCGCAAATCCGAATTTGTTCGGTATCCCAACGGCGCAGGGTTTCAATGCAGAAGAATATGAGTCTGCTTTCAAGTTATTCAATCGTACTATCGTGCACCCGTTGCAGGAAAAAATCTGTATGGCGTGGACGAAAGCGACGGGCGGCACTATGACTATCGAGCCATTCACGCTCGACGGATCAGAGCAGAACGCAGGCGGAACAGGCAACGCAGCAACTACAACGGAGGAGTAAGTCTATGGCAAAAGAAATCAATCTGCTAACGACAGAGGAGAATGTCAAGATGCTGGCGGTACTTGACGAGAATATCGCTGGGAACTACCTTCGCGCCGCTATCATGGAGGCGCAGGAGGTAGGGCTTCGCGGCATCCTTGGAAGCAACCTCCTCGACGCGCTGAAAAGCAAGGCCGTAGAGCATACGCTTGACGGGGCTTATGCCGACCTCGTAAATAAGTTTGTGCAGTTCTATCTGGCCTATGCGGCAAAGGCGGAACTGCTTCCGAAAGTCGCTGTAAAGGTAGGCAACGCTGGAGTTATAAGGACACGCACCGAAGGTATTGAGCCTGCAAGTTCGCAGGATGTCGCAACCGAAATCGCACGGGCTCAGGCAAAAGCCGACTTCTACTGCTATCGTATGCAGCAGTACCTCCTCGAAAATCGCGCCGCCTTCCCCGAATTATGCGAAGGCGACTGCAACCGCATACGCGCCTGCCTGCGCAGCGCGGCTTCCTGCGGACTATGGCTCGGAGGGCCGCGAGGCAACTATCCCGACGCGGACGGGCATTACTGCGATTTTTAGCCGTTCTGGGCGCATTATAGCCAAAAGATATAGAATTTATTGCCTTCCCCATATAACCGCGCCAGAAGTAAAATTCAAGAAAATTAACTATGACACTTATAGAACTCATACGAGCATTTGAAAGCGTAGCGATAGGCCAGCCTGCGGTTAATAGCGTAGTGCGGGCCGACATTCGCAAACTCAACGACGCTCCAAATGCAAAATATGGGGCTTTTGGCTGGGTGCAGGGGATACATACGGGAAGCGCGTCGAGCGACATCCAAGAGTACACCTTCTCCCTTTTCTATGTGGATAGGCTCACTGCAGACAAGCGCAACGCTACGGAAATAGTATCGGTAGGATGCGAAGTCCTGGGAGCGATCCTGCGCTATATGGCGGAGGAAATCTGCGGTGTGCGGGACTGGTCGCTGCACCCATTCGAGTATCGCTTCAAAGACGAGTGCGCTGGCGTATGGGCGGAGGTAACTTTCGAGGTTGCAACAAGCACGCCCTGCGGCTCGCTCTATGACAACATGGAGTTGGTAAAAGGCGACTTTGACCTCGACTTTAATGAGGACTTCCAGTGTTGGGTATTAAAGCACAACGAAAGGGAAATTTTAATCTTCTAACGGAATATGGCAAATACAATCAAAATTAAAGATGAGGCAGCGTTCCAAGTAAACGCGCCGACCTTCGCTATTTCGCCCAGCGCGACGGGTTACACCCTGCTCTACTCCGCTGACGGCGTTAATTTCTCCGAATGGTTTGAGGCTACGCCCGCCGACAAGACGCAGGTAGTCGCCAATGCAGCCAATGGGATGTACTTCAAACTCGGCGGAAATGTCGGGGAGGTAGTTATAACCTACTAACGGAGGAGCGCAGAAATGGCGAATATAATCGACCTCGCAACCATCCATCTCGGCCCGACGCCCATCGCTGCGGGCTTCATCGACCTGTCGGCGGTGGATTTCGCTGGTAAGTTCGACTTCAATATGGATTACAACGCGGATTTCCTCGCCGTGCGCGGTATTAACTAACTGATAAATTAAAAAGTAAACAAATATGGCAGATTTATCGAATTTGAAGGCGGAAATAGCCGCCAAAATAAAGGCCAACGGGGTGCAGGGCATAACTGGCCCCATCCTCCAGCAGACCCTCCTCGATATAGTGGACGCGCTCAACGACTCTAAACTCGACACCGCCGTCTTCGAGAAGGCGCTGGACGACCTCAAGCGCGAGGAGTACCGTAAGCACTACCTCACCTTCGAGGCGGCGGCGGACAACGTGGAAATCTATTTCGCCTGTCCTGAAGACAACGAGAACGTGTTCGTGACTATCGAGGTCTCCACCGACGGGGGCCAGACATGGATGCAGAAGACCTCCTCCTTTGCCGAGAGCACGGGCGAGGGCACGCTGCTCGCCACCCTCAACAAGGGCGAAACGCTGCTCGTCAGGGGCAACGGCCCGACGGGCTACTACTCCGAAGAAATGGACGACGCGGTAGGTAACTACTTCTTCGCCGGAGGCAATGCTTACGTCTACGGCAATGTTATGAGCCTGCTCGGCGGTGCGAACTTCGCGGGACTGGACACCATCGAAGACGAGAACGCCTTCGCCTATCTCTTCGCGGACTATAACGAGAGCGGCTATAACGAATCCCTGCTCTCGCATCCCGACAAGCCGCTGGTGCTCCCCGCCACCACGCTGGCGGACTACTGCTACAGCGGCATGTTCTACGGCTGCACGGGTCTGACGGCAGCGCCCGCCCTCCCCGCCACCACGCTGGCGGACTACTGCTACAGCGGCATGTTCTACGGCTGCACGGGTTTGACGGCAGCGCCCGCCCTCCCCGCCACCACGCTGGCGGACTACTGCTACCAGAGCATGTTCCAGAACTGCACGGGTCTGGTCGCTATCACCTGCCTCGCCACGGACATCAGCGCAAGCGGGGCGCTCTTTTACTGGGTGAGCAATGTAGCCGCCTCCGGCACGTTCACGAAGGCGGCGGGTGTCGAATGGCCCGAAGGCGTGAGCGGCATCCCGTCTGGCTGGGAGGTAGTGGAAGTCTAAACGCACAAAGAAAATGGCAAACGAAAAACCCTTGCAGCAGCGTTGCAAGATTTGCAAAGTAATCTTCGCGCTCTGCCTCGCTACATCAATTGGCCTCGTGCTGGCGGGCTTCCTTGTCCCGCCCACGGGGAAGATTGACGGCAGCGTACTAACCGCCGTCGGTGAACTCTTTGCCTTTGCTGCACTCGCGGTTGGAGCGCACGCCATCGAACTCGGCTACGACCTCAAACTCTCGAAGGGCGACACCAGCGTCGAACTCCATAACGACTGAAGCGCGATGGCAAAGTATTTCTCCGCGGCGGAGTTCCGCAAGTGCACTCCTTCCTGCGATATTGAGCAGATGGACGCTCGCTTCCTCGACATCCTCGACAAGGTGCGGGAGGAAGCGGGCATCCCTCTTGTCTTGCTTTCCGCTTTTCGTACTATCGAATACGAAAAGAAGCACGGGAGGAAAGGAACGAGCGCACATACTCTGGGCCTCGCGGTGGATATACTATGCAATTCCTCTCAAAACCGATACAAGATAGTGCGGGCCGCGCTTGCGTGCGGCATAACCCGCATCGGTATCGGCAAGAACTATGTCCATCTTGACATCAGCGAGATCCACGCGCAAGAAGTTATCTGGCATTACTACGGATGAAAACGAATGACATCCTGTTTTGCCTCGCAATAGTCCTGCTCTCCCTTGTGGTAGGGGCGGCTTGCTTGCGTTATGGCTACCAGCGCGGCAAACGGGACGCTCTGGCGGGCTTGAAGCCACAAAGGGATACGATTACAATCCGCGACACTATAACGCGCCCAAATCCAAAACCTGCGGAAAATAAGCCCGATATTCGACACGATACCATACGGCTACGCGACACTATACCTGTCCCCGTACCGATTGAGCAAAAGGTGTACGCGGATAGCGACTATCGAGCCGTGGTGAGCGGGTGGCACGCCTCGCTGGATACGATTAGCGTATATTCAAAAACAATGGTTATAACAGAGATAACCCCCGTCAAGATACCCGCCCCGCCGAAACGCTGGGGGCTGGGGATCGCCGCAGGATACGGCGCGAGCAAAGACGGCCTTTCCCCGTACATCGGTGTCGGTATTAGTTACTCAATCCTTCAATGGTAACAATATGAAAGAATTTCTCAAAAAGGTATGGGCGTGGATAGTCGCCATACCGCAGGACAAACTCCTGCACGACTACGCGGGCGCACTTATAGCCCTGTTCGGTTTCGTCTTATCATTTCTATTTCTTCCGTTCTGGTGGGCCTTTCTCGCGGGAAATCTGCTCGCGGTATTTGCGCTGGTAGCAAAAGAAATCTACGATGCACGCCACGCGGAGGAGGGCCATTCGGTAGAGTGCGCCGACATCGCCTATGGGCTATTCGGTATAGCAAAGGTAGACATCGCGCTGCTAATACTCGCCATTTCGGTAGCATAGCCAGCGTTACGGGGCCATTTTGCTGCCCTGCGCAAAAAGGTCGCATCAAAGCGGCCTTTTTTTATATGCCTCTGGCGTGCCCCAGTTGACGATGTTGCATTTTTCTTGAAAAAAAATTGCAAAATTATTTGCAGGTATAAAATGGAATAGTTATATTTGCAATCGAAATCAAAACCTATTGCAAGATGAACAACAATTACAACACCAACGCCGCCGCCTCTTACAAGGCATTTGAGGCCGCCGATTACGCTTACAACCACGCGCTTGACACTTGGACAGACCGCACTATTAACTGGTTTGACCACCGCCGCGTTCTCGAAAACAAACGCCTCGAAGCGGCAAAGGCCATTCTTCCTATGGAGGGTAAAGGTTGCACGATTTACTACTATTCCGACCACAGGGCCGCTACTATCGTAAAAGTTGAACTTACAAAAAAGGGAACACCGAAGGCCGTCGAAGTTGCATTTAACAAAGTTCGTTGCATTGACTATTACGCAGGAACTTACGAAATCCTCCCCGAACTCGAAAGTGATCGCGGCGCACGCCGTTTTACCCTACGCAGGAACGGGAACTGGTACGAAGATGGACAAGAAACCAGCCGCAATTCGGTGCAGTTAATCCTTACCCACCAGAGCCACTATATTGACCCTTCTTTCTAATCATATCTGGGGCGGGCAACCCCCGCCCCTTTGTTAAACTATTAAACACATTACACACGATGACAGCAAATCCCAATCTTAAAATCGCAGCAAAGCGACTGAAAGAAATTTCAGCGAACACCACCGACTCCACCGCCTTCAAGGTGCGGGATGACATCGTCCCCCACCGCATATACCTCGTCCCCGACGAAGAACGCAGGTTATCCGGTGCGTATCCAGAAACATCGGTATTCTATCACGCCGCGGAGGTAGTTGACATTTGCCGCGCTCTCGGCCTCTCCTTCTGGATTGAGGGGCGGGTCGAAAATGGCAAGACATCCTTCGAAGTAAACATCTACTAACCCATTAAACACACAACATTATGTCTACAAGATGCAACATTATTCTCCAAGATGACAACGCCGCAAAGCGCATTTATCTTTACCACCACCACGATGGATACCCCGAAGGGGTTGGAAGCGACCTCGCGCATTATATCACAGAGTGGAATAAATCATATTTCTACGCGATTGAGGAATATGCGAACAGACTTATAAAAGGTGAACAGTCCCCGTTCTATAAAAAGGTCGATGACGAATACCGCCTTACAAGGGGACTGCATGGCGACATCGAATTTCTTTATATTCTCCATTTTGCCTTCGATGCGGAAACGGGGAGAAATACGCTAACGCTCGAAGCGTACAGAGTTCTTTGGGATGATGATATACCCGAAGATGACGCCCTTCCCCGTTTTTACACCATAGTGGACGATAGAAAAGTACAACCGATAACCCTATAACCCACAATGATACCGCAATTTGTTTCAGCAAGGCCCGTAAACGGAACGGCTTACATAGTCGCAGTTGTGGACGAAAACTACAAAGAAGTGGAAAGCACGCTCTGCCCCGACAAGACAAAGGCCCGTATTTCAGCAACTCTGCTCGCAGACTACTACCGCGTTAGTATCTGCGAGCCAGCGGAAAAACTACTCAACTTATGAAAGCAACAGAATTAATGATAGGCGACTGGGTGCAACCTTGCAGCAGGTCTTACCCCGTACAAGTGGAGTCCCTTTCCGTAGATACTATTAACGGCGATATGGGTGCTGCTTTTGACCCCGTCCCCCTCACTCCCGAAATCTTGGAGAAGAACGGGTGGAAGACCATTGACCGATATAGGTATAATCGTGGCGGTGTTTGGTTTGACATCATAAACAGAGGGGTGGAAGATTTCGATATTGAGGTATCCGCGTATGACGGAGGGTTTGCTTATGTAGCGACGATTTATAATGTCCACGAACTCCAGCACGCCCTGCGCCTCTGCGGAATTAAAAAGGAGATATTATTATGAGGAGATATTTCGATGATGATGCGGAATACATACAAGAGCAGCAGGAAGGGCACGCAAGGATTGAGAAGCAGAAGGGCGGATGCTTTTACTGCGTGTATTTCAAAGGATGCCATACTGCGGTATGGAGGAATGGACAGACCTGCGACCTATTTGTAGGAAAATAATTTGATAACGATATTATGGAAAAAGAAAACTATGAGACAAGTCTTTTGGGCAGTACACGATTTTGAGGTGATTCTTTGTCATCTTATTGCAAAGAAAGATAGATATGACGGGAGAAAGTATGCTGCCAACTCAAAGAGAGATAAGAGAAGATTTCAAAATGCTTATTCCAATAGAGAGGATGCAGAAAATGCCGTTGCTCAATATGAAATTTATATGAATCAACCAGATACATTTTAGATATGAAATACATTGACGCAGAAAAACTGATTGCCGAGATAGAACGGCTGAAAAAAGAAACGCCCATAGGGATATGCGAATATGATAAGGGCGAAGAAAATGGAAGAATGGAGGTTCTAACATCTTTGCAATCTACCATCGCCTCTCTCCAGCAGGAGCAGCCGAATAAGTATGAAACCGCATTGGAGAAAGCAAGAGAGTGGATGCCAAATGTAAATCAAGGCGGACACACTATACTGATAGACATTTTCCCGGAATTGGGGGAAGGCCTTGATCATCGCTATGGCGGCAGAAAACAGGGGCAGCCAGAGGGGAATTTTAAGAAAGAATACAATGAGCAATGGGGCGGATATACTCATGATGGTTTATCAGCCACTATTGACAGGGCAGAATTTGAACAAATTGCCCGCCACTTCTACGAACTCGGACTTAACGCAAGAAAAGAGAAATAATATGGATAGAAAATCTGAATTTGAGACCAAGGTCGAAGAACTTGTAAAAGACTTTTCTGACTTATCCTATGAAGAAATAGCAGACAGTCTGGAGTATCTCTATGAGCATTACGCAAGAAAGGAGGAATAGTTATGACAATTAGAATTATTCATTTTCGAGGTTACAACCCTGAAGCCTTTGCAAACATTACAATAGGCTCAATACACGAAGTAGTACGACGCACTGGAAGAGGATATATCATTAAGGGTTCCAACGGGTCTGACGTGCTTATAATGGAATCCGAGGCGGAGGAAATCAAACCATAACGGGAAAATGCTTGCATTTTCGGAAAATATGACTACCTTTGCTGCATCTGTTGTTCATCTTGCGACAGATGTGTTTAATACGGGGGGCTGGCAGGCGTGCTGGCCTCCCATTTTTACGCAAAGTTTGCCGTATGTTTGCCGAAGCACGCAAGCGCAAAACGATAACACATTGATTGGCAGACGGATAGCAGATAAATCTACAAAAATTTCATATTTTCGGGGTGACACCCAGCAGACCGCAACCTATCGCGTATTTTTCGCTGGGGGCGCGATTGAGCCGCGCAACTGCGCTCAATACTGCGGGCGTTTGTCCCACATTGTTTGCCGTATGTTTGCCAGAATTTAATTAACTTTGTAACGCTATGACAAAAGAACAGAAGAATACACACGGAGGCGCAAGGCGTGGCGCAGGTCGCCCGCGTCTGGACGGGCAGGTCGCCCGCGTCAACCTCTCAATACGCATAACCCCCGAAAATGCGGCACTTTGCGCGAAGATGAAGGGGGCGGGCATACACCTCGGTATGGCTTTCGATACCATAATCCCAGAACTTGCCGCGCGATACGGCATACAATAGAAATTTGCTATATTTGCCGAAGATGAACGGCAGAAGGGGCGGGCGCAGATTGCACCGCCCTTTTTGTTTACCCGAACAAGATGGCAACCTTTAAGACCGAGATACGCAAGCACCAGCAGCGTGCGGACGGGAGTTACAATGTCAAACTCCGCATAACGCATAAGCGGCGAAGCCGTTGGATACCCACGAATATAGATATAACCGCAGACGACCTCACTACGCGCGGGGACAAGATAAAGACGCAAGCGGTACTTGACCGATGCGAGGATTTACTGCGGCGCGTGCGCGGCGACATCGCGAGGCTATCCCCCTTTGCGCTTGAGGCGATGAGCGTGGAACAGGTCGCCGATTGGATACGGAAGGAAGAACTCGGCGAAGGGTGGCGGCTGGATTTCTTTGAGTGGGGGCGGGAGTGTGTCGCTGGGATGAAGGAAGGCGCACGCGGGTACTATACACGCGCCCTACACGCGCTTGCGCGTTATCTGGGACGGGATACGCTGGACATAAACGAACTACGGGCTATGGATATACGCGGCTTCGGTGCGTATCTTGACACCGAGCCAAAGGCGCGGACAAGCGTACCGAAGAAGGTGGGAGGCGTTTCGCGGGCTTATGTAGCCGCACTATCGCGCCTGCACACGCTCGCTCGCAATCGCTTCAATGACCCCGATGCGGAACGGCAACTGATCCCCCGCAATCCCTTTGACGGATACCGCCCCGCCCCCGCCCCGAAGATACGCGGCGGGCAGACATCGCTGGGTATTGAAGGAATACAGGCACTAATTGACGCGCGACCAGAGGACAGGCGTGAACGGCAGGCGATAGCCCTTTTCCTCATATCGTTCTGCCTTATGGGAGTGAACCTTGCCGACCTTTACGATGCCCGCCCGTTTGAGGGCGACCTGTGGGTGTACCGCAGGCGGAAGGTAGTTGATCGCAAGGGAGCGGATGCGGAGATACGCGTGCGGGTGCCTGACTGCGTGCGCCCGCTCCTGGCGGAGTTCCCCGACCCGACGGGGCGGCGGTGGCTGGGGTTATGGTCGTGGAGTGCATCTACGAATGCGGCGACACAGAAAGTTAATATCTATCTGCGGCGGTGGCAAGCGCGTGCGGGGATGCGCGACTTTACTTTCTATGCAGCCCGCCATTCGTGGGCTACGATAGCGCACGGCGGCGCGGGCTTCAACCGCGACACCGTAGACGAGGCAATGGGGCATAACGGCAACCTCGACCTTGCAGACATCTACATTGAAAAAGACTGGGATATGCTCAACCGCATAAACGAAGGTACTCTGGCCCTCTTTGACTGGTCGAAACCACGATAAACGCCTGCGGCGCGTTCTGCCGCGCACGAAAGGAAAAGACAATAAATCCTATATCTTTTCCATATAACCGCGCCAGAATTGATTTTAGCGAAAATTAACGGCTATTTGTCGAGTTTTGCGGAGAGTTCCGCAACGGCTTGCTGCAAGTGTCCGACGGCTGCGGACAGACCAACACAAACTGATAAAATCTGCCGCAGTTGTAAATCAATCGCAGAGGGAGTGCGTGTTGCATCTCCTCCTTCGTGGGCCTTTCGGAGTTTTCCAACTCCCGAATATAGGAAAGAAATGTCATAGTTGAATGTTTCTGCAAGGCGCGTCGCCATTATTTTCCCCAGATATTTGTCGCGTGCAAGCGTAGTCGAAAGCGTCGCTGGAGAGCAACCGCAGCGATGTGCCGCTTCCTGTATATTGAGGTTTTGGGCGCGTAAGTCTGCGCGTATAGCACACGCGACCTCGCGCGGGGATTTCTTCTGCTCCATAGATTAAACTATCTAACCATTTGAAACGGCTGCGCTTCCCCCTTTTTCCCCTTGCTGCGCAGCTACCAATTCGGAAAGGATGCGGATGCTCTCCGCCATATCTGCGTACATCTTCGCAGTAGCAGCGGGGATAACTATGTCTGGCTGGACGACTTCGGGCATCTTTACTCGTTGCGCCTCTAACTCCGCTTTCTGTACCAGCCCCTCGGTGAGATACTTTTCGTTCCCGTGTAAGGCTGCAGAAACTGCGCTCTTGCTTCGCCCCAGCAACTCCGCAAAATCATTTTGCGTGTGCACAACGCCTTCCAATCGCAACAGATTGAGTGCGTCTTTCAATCGTGTTAATTTGTCTTTATTCATCTTCAAATGTATATTGGTGTATATTTTTTTGCCTTTTTGTTTGCAGATAAGAAAAAAGTTGTTATATTTGCAAAAGTTTATACGCAAATGTATATAAAATTATGGAATTAGTTGCAAAGATTTCATTATCGGGCACGCTTGCAGAAATGCCATTGGGGGCGATAGTGGACATTCCCGCCACGCTCTACAAGGAAAGCAGCGTCCGAAATATAGCCGTCCGTGTCGGCAATAAGACGGGGCGCAAGTTCCGCGTGAAAGTGGACGAAGGCGGCTTCAAGGTAAGGAGGACTGCATAGATGACGCGCGAGGAAGTACAGGCGGTAGTTCTCGAAACACTGAAAGCATTGGGACTGGCGGACAGGCTGGTATCCCAGCGGGAGGCGGAGCGCACTTACGGGCGTTGGTTTCGGGATGCAGTCAAGCGGGGCGACATCAAGCCCGCGCGTTGCGGCAGCAGGACACGCTGGTACTCAATCGCGGAAATACTCGACTATGAACGCAAGGGCCGCGAATTGGCCCGCATCCAAATAAACACATTAAACACTTACGCAAGATGAAAAAGAAAATCGGAACTATCCTCGCAGTCGCGGGATTTGTCGGCCTCTTTTGCGAGGCGCAGACCATAGGAGCGCAGTTGCTTCTAACGGGCGGTGCTCTCGCAGTCTTTTCCGCAGGTGTCGCTCTACTTGGCGGCTTCAAAGATACTCAACCCATTAAACACATATCAAGATGAACGAAATCAGAAAACTGGCAGCCAACGAGATTGACTGCCGCGTCGGGATGGTATCCCAGCGTACGAAGAAAGTGAGCATTTTGCTCTACAAAAACGCTCGCGTCGATATGGCAGTGCTTGACGAATTAGTCGGGTCAGAGAATTGGCAGCGCGACCATAAAGAAATCAAAGGCCACCTCTATTGCGGCGTGGGCATACTAACAGAAAAAGGCTGGGTTTGGAAGTGGGACTGCGGGACGGAGAGCAACACCGAGCCAGAGAAGGGCGAAGCCAGCGATAGTTTCAAGCGGGCCTGCGTAAACTGGGGCATAGGCCGCGAACTCTATACCGCCCCCGCAATCTGGATCCCCTGCAACGATACCGAATGGAATAACGGCAAGCCGTATGTGGATTTATCGGTGCGGACTATAACCTACAATGACAAGCGCGAAATTTCCACTCTGGAGATCGTAGACAGGGAGGGCAACTTGCGTTATACCTACGGGACTGGAACGCGCCCACAGAAAGCCGCAGCCGAGCGTAAGCCCGTAGCAGTAAAACAGACCGAAAAAAAACAGAAAGTCTTTTGCCCAGAGCAATATCCTACGGCCTGGACATCTGCAGTAAATCGCGCACGCAATACGGGCGACATAACCCGCCTCGACATAGAGGACAGGGGCTTTATCGTAACGGAGGAAAACTGGAAACGCTTCACGGAAGCAGTAAACTCGTAGCCTTATGGAACAGACACTTTACCAACTTACCGCGCAGCAGTCAGCAATCGAAGATGCGCTTTATGAAAACGGCGGAGAAGTTACCCCCGAACTGGAACAGATGCTGCAAGAAACGGCAGTCGCCCTTCCAGCGAAAATAGACGGATACAACCATATCCTTTGCAGAATGAAGGCTATGGAAGATGCTTGCAGCGGGGAAATTGCTCGCTTGCAAGCCCTCAAAAAGACCGCACAAAACGGACAGAAAAACCTTAAAAGCCACCTCCTCGACGCGATGATTACTTTCGGTATCGACAAGTTAGAAGGTACGACCTGCAAGGTATTCCGTAAGTCTACTGGAGGCAGCGTAGAAACGGACGACAGCCTCCTTTGGTCTGCCTATGAAGGCGACCTCGCCGAATTGAAGAAACGCCTCCCGCCGTGGCTCTCTCTGGAGTGCAAAGTGGATAAAACCGCCATCAAGAATTTCCTCAAAACGGGGGATATAATCGCAGGCGCAGAACTACGCGAGGGAGAAACTATCGTCATCAAGTAGGAGGGGGAAAGATGTTTTTCGTAGTACAAAGTTGGATGATTTCGCACCTTTCGCTAAAAGGTAACGAACTCCTTGTGTACGCAGTGATCTACAACTATTCGCAGGAAGGGCAGGGCTGCTACTACGGCAGTATGTCCTTCCTCGCAGATAGTCTTGGGATAACGCGCCAGACCGCGATGGCGGCACTTAAAAGCCTCGCAGAACGCCGCCTTGTCGAAAGGCGGGAAGAAACGCGGGGCGCAGTCCAAATAATCTCCTATGAGGCTAAATGCCCCGCAGACCTCTTACCCGAAGAAGTTTTACAGGGTGTTAAAAATTTTAACAGGGGGTGTAAAGAAATTTTACAGAATAGTAATAATGATAAGTGTTCTTTTGACAAAGAACATAATACCCCCTTACCCCCTTCTATCGAATTGCCATATAATAGCAATGAATTTCTGGAAGTTTGGGGCATTTTACTCCGTCAGCCGAAGTGGAAGAAAAAGTCGAAAGACGCTCTGCGCCTCGCGGCTAAAATGCTGGGGGGCTATCCCGAAAAGGTCGCCATCGGCATAATGAACAAAACCATTCTCAACGGCTGGCAGGGCCTTTTCCCTCCGAAGGCGGGGGACGGGGATGGAATAGCCAAGACTACAAGCGCACAAAGCCGCGCCCACGATGCGCGTATCGCGGCGGAGGAGCAACTGGCGGCCAGCCTTGCGGCGGAGCAGCACGAACTTATTGACGGGAGGATGTCTCTATGATGTACGCTAATGAAATGATAGAGGCCCGCCGTACTCCCGAACTGCGGTCTTTGTCGCAACGGGCGCAGGCGGACACGGTGCGCGTCCTCATTCATCGCCTTTACGAACTCAAAGGAGTTGAGCCTTTGGAGCGCGATGTCAATATCTGCACAGAGGACATAGTATTGGAGGTTGGACGCAGATACCCTCATATTACTACGGGGGAAATCAGTCTGGCCTTCAAGTACGGCCTTGCGGAGAACTTCGGGAAGGACACGCGGCTCGTGGGCAGCAACTTCCTCCTTTGGCTTGAACGCTATATGACGCATCCCGAAAGGTTGGATGCGATCAAAGGCGCGACGGCTGCACAGACCGCGCAGCATACTGCGCTCCTTTCGGAAGCAGACCGCGATACACGCCACGCGGAGTTTATACAGAACGCTCCTCGTAAGGAATGGGAGCGTTTCAAGGAAACAGGCAAACTGGATATAAACACCGACGGCTACGCTGCCGCAATCTTTGACGCTCTCGTCGAGCGGGGAAAAATTCACGCCAGCGAAGCGACAATAGCGGCAGCAGTTGCGCAGGCCCGCACTGAACTGGAGAACGAGGCACGCAGGGGCAGCACAGGGATACGCTCCCTGCTAAATATCAATAACGGGGAGGAGGCGAGGACAAAACGCATACTCCTTGAAACTTATTTCAAAACGCTGCGGGGACGCGGCATAGAGTTGAGTTAAAACTATGGTAAGAGGATTTGAACAATACACCTCCCCGCTTACACGGGCGGACAAGGAAATAGGCGTGCCGATACTTACGAAGATGCTTAAATGGCGCAAGGGGCACGGGGTATCAATAAAGAACGGAGAAATCCGCGAAAAGATGCGGGCAGAGGGTTACCCCGTTAGCGATGCAAAAGTACGCTCCCTTATAAACTATATCCGCGTGAATGGCCTTGTTGAGAGGCTGGTAGCGACTTCGGAAGGATATTATATCGCGGAGAGCGCAGCCGAACTCGCGGACTATTGCGACAGCCTACGGGAGCGCGAGGCGGCAATCCGCGCAGTACGGCAGGCACTTGAAAGCCAGAACACACAAAGCCTTTTCGCGCTATGATGCTACTTGCTGAGATAGTGCTTGCGCTGCTCGTTGCAATATGTTTCGGGATTGCTTGCGGTACGCTCTTGTTCGTTATCCTATGGGCACTCGGATTTAACCCCAAAGAAGGAGAACTTGATGAATAAGGCGACAGGCATAACACCCGCAGCGAGCGATAACCTCCTGCTCCGCGCCATACGCGAGGAGTTCCCCCAGCAGGAGGGGCTGGATTGGGGCTGCCTTACATCTCAGTCCCGAAAGCGCGAATACACGGACGCGCGGAAACGGGTGACGGGGCTTTACTACGAACTTTCGGAGGTGGGCGGTTGCTGGGTGCTGGCGGACTTGCTGGACAGGGACAGAACCACGATACTCTATTTCCGCGAGCAGCACCCCGCGCTCCTTTACGATACCACTTACAGGCGCAAGTATAACAGGCTGCGTGCTGCGGTGGAAAACAAATACGAAGAACTGATTACAGAATACCAAACCCAAACAACAGACAAAGATATGTTTACCAGTACCATCAGCGGCAATTTGGGCCGCGATGCGGAGATAGTAACGCTCCGCGACAGAAACTATTACAAACTCAATCTTGCCATCAAGGGCAAGAGCAGGGAAGATGCAGCCACTTGGGTGCAGATACTCTACTACAAGACTGACGGCTCAAAACTCAGTGACCTGCTCCTGTCGGGTGCGAGCGTTGTAGCGCAAGGCCGCCTCGAAGTCAAGCCGTACATCAAACGCGACGGAAGCGCGGGCGTAGACATAACGCTCTGGGCCGATACTCTCGAAGTAACGAAGATCCCTGAACAGAAGCCCGAAGTGGCCGCCGAAATCATCGAAGATATTCCCGAAGATGGAGACATTTTCTAAAACACGAAACGATATGAGCAAATCCACGCAACCGCGAAAGCCCATAGTACTGGGCTCGCAAACCAAAGAACAGGGCGCCAAAGAGAAGATGGCGCAATTTATCGCAGAACGCCGACGGGCTTATGCCGAAAGCACATTTGTAGCCTTCTGTCAAAATCCTAATATCGTGAACGGAGAAACCAGTGCGAAGGAGGTCGCAGAAAAAGCCGTCAGTTATGCCGATGCTCTCCTCGACGCGCTGATCTTCAACCCTATGAAACAGGCAGCAAAAGAAAACAAGACCAAATAAACAGAAACGCTATGGAAAAGATGCTATTAACCATTTCGGAGAACGGGGATGTTCAGTTCTCAAAGGAAAACCCTCTCGCCCCAGTGTTATGCCTTCGCTATTTGACAAATTATGTGCAGCGTACCGACGACAAAGAACTTTTCCCGCTTGCTATGGCGATGCTGCTGGAGCATAGGCAATTTATGGACGCTATGAGAAAAAAAGCGGAAGAAAGGGTGGCGGAAGAAAAGGAACCAGACGAAAAGCCTGCTCCCTCCCCTCGTCCAGATTTATCATAAAAGATTGAAAGAAATGAAACAGAAACACACAAAAGCGAAGGCGGCCAATAGGCCGTCAGGGTTTCAGAAAGAGGGTATGGTCGGCGCACCTTCAGAGAAAAGAATTGCGAAACGGCTACATCTGCAAAGGAAGGTATATTCTTACGGATGCCAAATCCTTCGCGTGCAGAGGATATTCTACCGCAAAGACCAGTTCGGCAATAAATGCTACAAACTCGTGCGACATCCGCAAGTCGAAAACGCTCCAGCACTATCGTAGTATGTTCCGCAGGGAAAGTAATCTTCAATCGGCCTGCGTCCGCTACTTCCGTATGCAGTACCCCAGATTGGCACGGCTATATATATCCGTGCCGAATGGGGTGCCGCTCGGAAGGGCGAGCGCGGTGCAGTTCGTGCGAGAAGGATTGACGAAGGGGGTGGCTGATACGCTACTCCTTGTGGCACGCGGAGGATGGAACGGCCTCGCCATCGAGTTCAAGACGGAGGAAGTTATCTATAAGGCTGGACGCAAGCATACCCAGCGCACCTACCAATCCCCAGAACAAAAGGAATGGGAGAAGGCGGTAACGGAGGAAGGCTGGCTTTATGCCGTAGTTCGCACCTTCGAGGAGTTCGAGGCACTAATAAGGAACTATCTGGACGGAACGACGCGCAGAGTGGACATTAAAAGCCGCAAGCCTGCGGACACGAAAGAGGTCTAACGATATTTCAAGGCGTGGAACAGATGCGACGGCACATAGTGGAAACGATAGCAAAGGAGCAGCGAGTGGAAAGCATTGTAGCGAGAGTCTGCCGCCCCTGCGCTGATACGAGTAGCCTTGCAGACCTGTCGCAGATGGTCTATATCGTTCTTTTGACATACGACGCGGCAAAGGTTGTGGACTTGTGGGAGCGGGGACAGATGGACTTCTTCATCGTTCGGGTTGTACTCAACCAGTTCCGCAGCAAGAACTCCCCCTATTTCCACGCTTTGCGAGAATTTGGGCACCGCGCGACAGGAGAAGTGACGGAAAGAAACGGAGGGCATACGGATGCGTAGAAAGGCCCAAAAGACCTATCGCGTAGAGGATGCGGTTGCAATCTTCAAGGCGGTGCGGCCAGAGTACGAGTTCAACCCCGACATTTTCTGCGGGGACGGCCCGAAAGCGCGTGCAGTCAAATGGGTATGTAGCAATCGGCTCGAAGATGCGGAGCGCGTACTTATGTACCTCTATGCAGAACTGGGAAGCGTACGCGACCTTGCACAGATGCTGGGGGTAGCCCGCTCCACGCTGGGGGACGAGATTAAGAGAATAAAGGACAAGGTACAGCGCGAGGTCGCGCTGATTGAAGAAAAAGGGATGAATTATGGCACTGATGCTTGAATTATACTTGATAGCCGCTATTTGCGTGTTTATCGTAGATATTAGCGGCTGGACGCAGACTTGGAAGGGTGCACTCGCGAAGTGGGTGCGGGCGGCCTCCGCAGAAGGTCGTATCCGTCCCTTTGACTGCTCGCTCTGTTGCACTTGGTGGACGGGGCTACTTTGGTGCATTTGTACGGATCAGTTCTCTCTGTCCGCCGTTGCGCTCTGCGCTCTTGCGGCGGCCAGCACTCCCGTACTCCTTGCGACTTGGAACTGCGTCCGTACGCTGATAGTGGGACTGCTCGAATGTGCGACGCGGGCGATAGACAAAGCATTATACCCATAGAATTGATCTTTGGGCTTTCTGGCGCATTTATAGGGAAAAGACAATAAAAGTATTGTCGAAAGGCCACAAGGCCCGCAGGAAGAAAAACTGATAAAAATAACTTATTATGGCAGAAACATTCAAAAGAATTGCAAACGCGGACTTCGCAGAGTTGCAGAAGTACCACCGCGAACTCGACCATTTAATTAACGGCCACTATCTGGTAGGCGTAGGTAGCACTGCGCTTGACTGGATGCAGGACTGGTGGAAACGCTATCGTGGCGAAGCCGCTACGAAGGTGAACAAGAACTGCGCGAACTGCATCGCGGACTTCTTGAAAGGAGTGGGCATGGCCTATTTCAAGGAGAAAGGTCTGCGCGACCAGGAGGCTGCATCCAAAAAGGCGAGTAAGGGAAAAGGGCCAAAGACTGAAAACACGCCGAAGCATACGCCAGCCCCTACGGGAGAAGCACGCAAGAACGCCCGCAAGGTAAGCGTAAAAACGGAAACGAAATGACGGCAGAAAAGTACGAACAGGCCCAGCAACTTGATGCAAACATATCGCACCTTGTCTGGGAAATCAATATGATGGAAGAATCCGCGAAGTGCGGCGCGGTAGCGATATACCCAACCGGTGACGCAAGTGGCAACTATCGCTTAGTGATAAAGGACGAGCGAGCCAAGGAAGCGATACAGGGGTGGATAGAAGCAAAACGCGCCGAACTCGCGGAGAAACGGGCAGAATTTGAACGATTATAGGAAATGGCTTTATCGAGAGGATTGTTTAGTAGTGCCACCGACTTATGGGCGACGCCACAGGCGTTCTTTGACGCGCTGGATGCGGAGTTTCACTTTGAACTTGACCCCTACGCCACGCCAGACAACGCGAAATGTGCGCAGTACTTTACGCCAGTTCAAGACGGCTTAAAACAGGATTGGGGGGGGTACGGACTTTTTGCAATCCACCATACGGGCGGGAGTTGCCGCGCTGGGTACGCAAGGCATACGAAGAAAGCCGAAAACCCGAAACGCTTGTGGTTATGTTGATACCAGCCCGTACGGATACAAGTTATTTTCACGATTACATCTATGGCAAGGCAGAAATCCGTTTTATTCGTGGTCGGTTGAAATTCGGCAATTCGCGCAACAGCGCACCCTTCCCGTCTATGGTTGTAATCTTCGATAATCGCAGGGAAACTCTGCAAAAGTAGAATAGTAATACTGCAAAAAGTGCAAGAATATGATTGAATTTAGACCTATCCCTATCGCAAAACTTGCGATGAATACAGGGCAGATTGAGGGACTGCCCGCCAATCCGCGCCAATGGACGCAGGACGACCTCGACAAACTCTGCAAGTCGATAGAAGAAACTCCCGAACTGTTGGACGCACGCGGTGCTATTGTAGTGCCGCACAAGGGAAAGTATATCGTGCTGGGCGGCAATATGCGCGTAACCGCAGCACGCAAACTGGGGCTGAAAGAAGTTCCCTGCGCGATAGTCCCCGAAGATACGCCCGCCGACAAATTGCGGCAGATAGTCATCAAGGACAATGGAATTTTCGGCGCGTGGGATTTCGATGCGCTCGCTAACGAATGGGATAACGAGCCTCTGACGGACTGGGGCGTGCCCGCGTGGAAGCCAGATCCGTACTCCCCAAACCTCGACCCCGTAGACGGCGCAAAGCCTGTTACAGACGCGGATATTGAGGCCGCAGAAGGACGCATCGGAGACGAAGTTACCCCGACGGAAAAGACGCTCGTAGAAGTAACCTGCCCGCATTGTGGCAAAACATTCTCTGTAAAGTTATGACGGAGCAGGATTTCAACGCCTTTATAGACAGGGCGAAATGGAACTGGGCAACTACCTATGCAAAGTTCGCACCCCATTACTACTGCGTACGGCAGGAGTTCAAGGACGACGCGATCTTCGACGAGGTTGTGCAGTACATCCGTGACAATAGCCTCACGGCTTTCTTTCACGGAAAGAAGTTTCAGTATTGCTTCCACAACGGATGGAAGTATTGGACTATGGGCAATCCTATCGAGCAGACCCGTATCATAAACAGGGCAAAAATATGACGGAATACTACTACAAAGAAGATGTCTTCTCCGCTGCCAAAAGGCGCATAGCATATCTGTTCGACGAGTTCGACCATATCGTCATCGGTTTCTCTGGTGGCAAAGACTCGACGGCGGTGCTTCATCTTGCGCTTCAAGTAGCGGAGGAGAAGGGCCGCCTGCCCGTCGAGGTGTTCTTCATAGACCAGGAAGGCGAGTGGGATTGCACCATCGATTATGTTCGCAAGGTTATGTCAGACCCCCGCGTCAAGCCAGCGTGGTTGCAAATCCCGATGGTGCTGTTCAACGCTACTGCGACCAACGGGCACGACCAATGGTTGCATTGTTGGTATGAGGGGGAGAAATGGCTTCGGCAAAAGGAGGACATTTCCATAAAGGAGAATATCTATGGCACGGAGCGTTTCCACGAACTATTTGCGGCTTACATAGACAAGACCTACCCCGACAAGTCGGTGGCCTTCCTGTCGGGAGTTCGGTGCGAAGAATCCCCGAAACGCAAAATGAACTTGACAGGGGCGATGAACGGCAAGCCCGTCTACAAGTGGATATTCTGGGGGCGCGTATCCAATGCGGCTATGCGCCACTACACCTTCTATCCCATCTACGACTGGGACTTCCGCGATGTTTGGAAGGCGATACATGATAACGGCTGGGCTTACAACCGCCTCTATGATTACCAATTTCAGCACGGCGTAAAGGTGCGGGATATGCGCGTGTCCAATGTACACCACGAAACGGCCATCCAAAACCTCTGGTATATGCAAGAGGTAGAGCCAGACCTTTGGAATAGGCTCACTGAACGGCTGGACGGCATCAATACCAGCGCGGTACTCAATAAAGACCTTTTCGAGATAAAGGAACTGCCCTATATGTTCAAGGATTGGGAGGAGTACAGGGACTATTTACTTGAAAACCTTATTGCTGACCCAGAGCGGCGTGCCGCCTTCCGCAAGATGTGGAACGCGCCCGTAGTCCGCGCGTGCCGTTGCTGCCACAAGTGGTACGAGGACTTTATGAAGGTCTGTGTCAAGCAGATACTCAAAAACGATTATGAGGGGACATTGTTCGTAAACTTCTACCTCAATGAAGCCACCGTGGATTTGCGAAATTACATCAAAAACGGGAAAATCAAAGAGGGCTGCAAACCTTCAAAATACACCCTCGCATATATCGAGCAGACAAAGAAATGAAAAAGACTTTTATAATCGTATCCGTTTCCGACAGGGTGCCCCAGTTGAACGACCTTGTTCAGTCAATACTCGACAATGGTTTCGACGACTATGCGATAGCCCTATATCTTCAAGACTACGCTGGCCGCGCCGATGAGATCGCGCACCGCGAAAGATACCAAGATATTTTCGTAGTGCCAGAAAAGGAGGGCTGTCACGCCGCTCGCGTTCATCTGCTCCGAAAAGTCAAGAGCGACATCTACATAAACCTCGACGACGATATGCTACTGACGCAATACACCCGCTACGAGGGAGCAATCGCAAAGGCGATGGAGCGAGGAACTGGCTTTGTCCTTACGAATTGGGCGCGTACAGAAAAACTCCTTATGGCAAAAGTCCCAAAAATGCGGGAGGCGTTTCTTCCGCAGATAATGTGCTATCAAGGAGGCGGAATGGTTTACTCCGACAAGATTGCGGAGATAATGCGTAGCCTTCCCGCAGAAAAATTCCGCTATGACGACCTTTGGTCGCTTTCGGCCTATATCAATGGCTACACCAACTATGCCTACAAGGGGTCGCTTGCGATACATATGGTATGCACGAAAGGCGGTATGCGCTCCTTTATGTCAGAGGAAAACCCTCCATACGCTTGCGCTCAATATATTAACTATCGCAGGATCCAGAACGGCATTTATGCTATTGGTTTGGATAGCGATGTGAACGCTTATGCACGCGAACTCCATAAAAAGAACTTGAAGAAATGATTTTCATAAAGCAGATAACCTTTGAGCAGGCGAAAAGTCTTGAAGGCCCACACGCGAAAAATGTAGGGCACAACCCGAAAGCGCAGTATTTCGGGGCTTTTGACGGCTCTGTGCTCATTGGGCCTGTCGGCATCCTTCAAAGAGGGGAAATCGTTGAATACTGCGGCGACATCGTGCTCCCAGAATATAGAAAACAGGGAGTATATTCCGCCCTCTACGGATACCGCGAAGGGGTGTTGCACGGGAGAAAATTCAAGAAGGCCATCGCCTATTGTACGCCCTATTCGCTGGGGATATATCTTGCTCACGGCTTTACTCCTTTGCGTCAATATAAGATTTCAACAAAAGTGGAAAAGACACTATGAACTACAAAGAAGCAATAAAGGCTGCGGCTGAGGCCGCGCCAGACAAGTTCGCTTTCTTGAACGAACTGCAGTCGTACATCTTCGATACGCTCAACCCCACCAAGCAGCCCGTAGGAAAAGTCCTTTGGGTGCCCATTGATATGGTTGAGCCTAACGACTACAACCCGAACTCTGTGGCGGTAAAGGAAATGACACTCCTCTATACCTCCATATCTCACGATGGATATACCCAGCCCGTCGTTACCATCTTCGACCCGAAGAAAGGTAAGTACATAATCGTGGACGGCTTCCACCGCTACTTTACCGCGAAGAAGCACTCCGACATCTTGGAGCGCAACAAGGGGATGCTCCCCATCGTCGTTATCGACAAGGACATTAACGAAAGGATGGCGGCCACCGTGAGGCACAATCGTGCTCGCGGTAAGCACTCCATCGACGGAATGTCCTCGATGGTCTTTACGATGCTCAAAAACGGAATGAGCGACGCGGAGATCTGCAACGAGTTGGGGATGGAAGCAGAAGAACTGCTTAAACTCAAACACATAACGGGCTTCTCCAAACTTTTCGCAGACAAGCAGTTCAGCGAAGCGTGGGAAAGCGAAAGGCAAATGAAGGAGCGCAACGCCTATTTTGCCGAGCATCCACAGGAAAAACCCTTCAAAATGGAATAGAGGCGTTCTGCGGGCCTCGCAGGGGGAAGGACGGGAAAATATACGCCTTTCGCCTATAAAGCCCGCAGGCGCGAAAACAGGAGGAAATAGCGACAAATGAACGAAGGAAATCTCATACCGAACTCCGAGCGAACTGCGGAAGAAAGGCAGGCTATCGCAAGGGCGGGGGGCATCGCCTCTGGTAAGGCCCGACGGGAGAAGAAAAGCATCGCGGACGCTCTGCGCTCCGTGCTGGATGAACAGGCAAACGACACGGGGGTAACGCGCCGCGAGGCGATTGTGGCCCGCGTCGTGAAACGGATCTATGACAGGGGCGATGTGTACCAGTTGAAAGTGCTGGCGGACATCCTCGGAGAGAGCGAAGAAACGCTCAACATCAAGGGTGTTGCTCCTATCGTAGCGAAGGACGCGAAGGATGCGGCAGAAATAGCCGACCTCCTCGAACAAGTGCGCAAGCGCAAGGAAGGGACGCAGGACTAAATGCTCGAAAGTAAGACCAGAGTTTATTATGAAATTCGGGACGCACTGCGTCGCCCCGAAATCCGCTATGTCGATAGCGAGGGAGGCACGCGCTCCAGCAAGACCTTCTCCGCGCTGCAAGTGCTGATAGAGATCGCGAAGGGGTGCAAGGGCCTCATTATTTCTATCGTATCTGAAACCTTCCCGCACCTTAAACGAGGTGCAATCCGCGACTTCAAGAATATAATGGCGGACGAATGGGACGAAAAGGCGTGGAACAAAAGCGCGGCCATCTATACCTTTCCGACGGGAAGCATAATAGAGTTTTTCTCCGCCGACCAGCCTGGAAAGGTACACGGCCCAGCCCGCGACATCCTTTTTATCAACGAGGCTAATCATATTTCCTATGACACCGCCCGCCAACTCTTTGTCCGTACTCGCCTGTTCATCCTCTATGACTACAACCCGACGCACTCTTTCTGGGCGCACGAACAGATTGCTCCGAGAGAGAACTGCGTTTCCATCCACTCGACCTACAAGGACAATGAATACCTTACCCCCGAACAGGTCGCGGAGATTGAGAGCAAC